ACCGAAACCTCAGACGATTGAGGATTACATGAAGAAGATGGCACCGGCAATGGCACAAGCATTACCAAAGCATATGGATATTGATCGTTTAACGCGTTTAGCAATGACTACAATCAGAACGACTCCTGCATTAAAAGATGCAGATGTAGGAAGTCTACTTGGAGCAGTGATGCAAGCAGCACAACTTGGACTAGAGCCTGGATTGATGGGTCATTGCTACTTACTACCTTTCAATAATAAAAATAAAGGAATCAAAGAAGTTCAGTTCATTATTGGATATAAAGGAATGATTGATCTAGCACGAAGAAGCGGTCATATCAAATCAATCTATGCACATGCAGTATATAGTAACGATGAATTTAACTATGAACTAGGATTAGAAAGCAAGTTAGTCCACAAACCGACTATGAACGCAGACAAAGGTGAGTTCGTTGGAGCATATGCAGTTGCACACTTTAAAGATGGAGGGTATCAGTTTGAATTTATGAGTAAAGCAGACATTGAAAAGCGTAAAGGTAGAAGTAAAGCTGCAAACTCTAAATTCAGTCCTTGGACATCAGATTACGAAGAGATGGCCAAGAAAACTGTTGTTCGTCATATGTGGAAGTACTTACCGATTAGTGTTGAAGTGCAGCAACAAGTTGCTTATGACGAAGGTACAGGTAAGGATATCAGCAAGATTAAAGACGTCACACCTGATGACACGTTGCTTGAAGCACCAGACTATGAATTGCTGGATATCACAGATGAAAATACGGAGGGGTAAGACCCTCCATTCTTTTAGAAAGGAGTAAGTTAAATGGCAAAAAGAAAAAGCTTATCTAACAAAATTAGATTTGAAGTTTTTAAAAGAGACAACTTTACATGTCAGTATTGCGGTAATAAGGCGCCGGATATCGTGTTAAATGTAGATCACATTGAACCGGTTGCTAAAGGTGGCACAAATGACATTACGAACTTAATAACTTCATGTTTTGAATGTAACAACGGAAAACGAGATAGAAAGCTAAGCGATACTGCAGTAATGGATAAACAGCATGATGAGTTGAAATTACTAAATGAGCGCAAACAACAAATTGAATTCATGATGCAATGGAAAGAAGAATTGCTAGACCTTAAGAATATGGAAGCGAAAAAAGTAGCAGAATATTTCGAGAGAGTTTTTGAATGCACTGTCGAAACTCAAGGACTTAAAAATATCAAATCTTGGCTGAGAAAATACTCAATGCAAGAATTGATGACTGCAATTGATGCAGCTTACGATGTTTACTATGACAAAGGAATTCAAATAGCTTTTGAAAAGGTCCCACGCATCGCATACTACAACAGGAATCCAGTTAAAACTTATATAAGAAACGCCAGTTATATCAGAGGGATTTTGAAGAATAGAGGACTTTACTACAATGATCGTCAATTAAAAGAACTAATGAAAGATTGGTATGAGCAAGTTGATGATGAACAGTACCAAGAAGTTATAGATGCTGCAGTTAATTCAACTAGTTGGACAAGATTCAGGGATGAAGTTCTAACCTTGATAGAGGAGGTTAAGGAATGAGTACACATAGATATTTGAATGTTAGCTTTTGGCAAGATGCATTTGTTCTAGATTTAACACCAGAAGAAAAGTATTTCTATATCTACCTGATGACTAATAGCAAAACGTCTCAGATAGGGATATATGAATTGCCTTCCAGAGTTATCGAACTAGAAACAGGTTACAATCGTGAAACTGTTGAGAAGTTATTAACTCGTTTCATTGAATACGGAAAGATTGAATATAACCAACCAACAAAAGAAATATATATCAGAAATTGGGCCAAATTCAATTGGAATAATTCAGAAAAGGTTATCACGCGAGTTAAGGCTGATCTGGAGAACGTAAAACATCAACCATTTGCAATTAAGTACGTTGATTATGTTAATTCTCTAGAGAAAAACAATAAAGTTATACAGTATCCATACAGTATAGATAGTCTATGGAATAAAGAAAAAGAAAAGAAAGAAAAAGAAAAGGAAATTAAAGAAAAAGAAAACGAAAGAAAAGTAACTCGTCCTTCTTCATTCGATATCTTCGAAAATGGTGGTTATGGCTACCTGGATCCAATAACAATGCAGAAGTTATTTGCTTGGATAGATGACTTCGGAGATGAAGGAGACTCTATCGTCAGCAAGGCATTAGATATAGGTATTGAAGCAGGTATTAAAAACTATAAATATGTGAATGGCATATTAAGAAACTGGCATAACAAAGGATTTAAGACAACAGCTGAAATAGATGCTAATGAAATTGCTAGACAGACTAAGGATAACAATCAAGTTAAACCTAATGTGCAGACGACAAAACGCTCACCTGAAGAAATCGCAAGGCTTAAGGAACGTAACGAAAGAAACATGAGACAGATGTTAGGCGGTGAAGATGTTGAAATCATTACTGAATAGTGAACTTATGAAAGCAGTAGCAAATCGAGGTATCCCAGAAATCGAAGAGGAGACATGTGATAAATGCGGTACAAAGAACACATATAAAGTAAATGATGATGGAACGCGTGAGCTAGTAATCAAATGTGACTGTCACCTTAGAGAGTTAGTGAGAGCAGATAAGAAACGAATGCAGCAAAGAAAGATTAACTATTACTTCAATCAGTCGTTGATTAATCCGGATCTGAAAAAGGCGTCATTCAAAAATAATGATATCGATCTCGAAAAAGCAAGTCCTGAGATATATAACGCTTATAAAGTAGCATCTAACTTCTGTAAAGAGTTCAGTAAACAAAACCCTAAAACCATCGTTATACAGGGTGATACAGGAACAGGCAAGTCATTCCTTGCATTTTCAATAGCTAGATATTTGAAAGACAAAGGTAATACAGTGCTTTTCATCGATAATGTTGAACTTTTATCACTCATCAAAGCATCGTTTAACAAAAAGAATGATGATACAGAAGAAAAAATCATGCGATTAGTTAGTGAAGTTGATTTATTAGTCCTGGATGATGTAGGGGCAAACAAGCAAACAGACTGGGCATGTGAGAAGTTGTATGAGATCACGAATAAGCGACAAGGCTTGAATACAATCTATACAACGAACTTAGACATCATTAATGAAATGCCATCAGATTTTATGCTGAAACGTGCTTATTCAAGAATATGCAATGGTGCAACATTTTTAACGCTAGATGGTGCAGACAGAAGAATGCAATAAACATACAAAAGGAGAAGTGAATCGAATGGAACTCAAGGAAATGAAAGAACTTGTGGAAAAAGAAGGTAATTTTAGAAGTCAGATTTATAAAGGTATCAGATATGAAATTGTTAGACATGAATCATTCGGGCATTTATGCGGCTACCTGCACTACAATCCAAAAAATGATGAAGAAAGAGATATTAT